TGTCAATGACTCTCGATAAGATAAAGCAAAGCCCTTCCACTCGCTCTAGCATTGGTATTCGCTAATGGCAGCATTTCCTTCTATTAGACCAACTGGGCGATCCTATACGCCAGGGCAATTTCCCACAAAAACTTATCGCGGGCTTTCTGGCGCCACTGTCAAGCGAGTATTTGGAAATCGAGCATTCGGTCATTCCATTGATCTGCAATTTGAAAACATTAGCGACGTAAATACAAAAGCTATTCTCGATCATTACTATGGTCAGTTTGGTAGCTATGCTCGTTTCACTCTTCCTGATGCAGTGTTTTCTGGCATGAGCACAACACTTAAAAGCGTCGTGCAAGCCCCCACTAATATTCTGTGGGAATATGCTGAGCCCCCGCAAGTGGAAAGCGTATTCAATGGACGTAGCACTGTTACAGTGAGACTGATTGGCGAGCTCGATTATTCTGGAACTTAACGATGGAAACGACTGTTCATATTGCTCATTTCTTGTTCATTCAAACAGCTAACGGACAGTCCCATTACTATCAAAACTATTTCTTTGGCAAAGACGCTTCTTCTGTAGCGGTTCCAGGATCCGCTTCTCCTTCTTATCGTCATGCTCCTTTTCGCGTGGAAGGAGCTTTGTCTTCATTGAATGGAGAAAACAGTTTATTGCGCGTGTTGTTTCCTCATAGCGCTTTTACGATTGCATTAGTTGAAAATGGAGAAGGGAATCGTCTTAGTAAATTGTCCCTGAAAACAGTATGGATGGCAACAACTGGAAACCTTTCTGATTACAGCAGCTACACCAAAACTGCCGAATACGAGGAATTTTATGTTGGCGTGGGTGCATCGTTTGATGATACGACTGTAGAACTACGTTTTAGAAGCGCAATGGATAGCGTGGGAGCTTCTTTCCCAAGACAAACATTTTCGTCTAAAAACGTTGGATTCTTACCCTTGAATGCAGAAGTAAGCCTGCGATGAACGACTTAATTGGCCTGCAATATCAATGGGGAGCAAGTCCAGATGATGGAGAAGGAAAATCAGATTGCTTTCAATTGTGCTGCACAATTAGGCGTCGATTAGGCATGAAGGATTACGCTCCTGATTTTGCATGGGCGTATGAGCAGTATGACGAGCAAAGTTTTTCCCCACGCTTGCTTATGCGCTGGCTGAAAGACAACTGCTTTTCCATTGAATCCTTGCAAGACGGAGACGTAGGTATGTGCATCGAAAAAGCAGCACTCGTTACAGTTGCAAATGGACGATTGTTTTGCATAGCCCCAAAAGGAAGAAGCGTTAGCATTGAATGCAACGAAAGCGTATTATCATACGCCCATTGGTTTAGACCGAAATAGCAATGCGCAAGCTTCTTCCTTACGAGCAACATCTGATTGAGGCTCTTGGTATTTCAGAGGAAGAATATTGGCAATTTTATTTAGCACGGCTAAATTATCGCGATAATAAAGAAGGCACTGCTTTAGACATTAGAAATGAAGCTGGCACAATCGCTTTGGTCCTTACTATTGTGGGAACCTTGGCGCAAGTAGGTGCTGCTCTTCTTGCTCCAAAGCCTCAAGTTCCAGAGCAAACAATGGGACGGCGAAGTCGTAATCTTTTCTTCGCCCCTCGATACGGCTTTAATTCTTTCCAAGAAGTGGCTCGTTATGGCGACCCAATCAACCTTATTTATACCAATAATTCAGAAAATTCTGCTGGTGGCGTAAGGGTAAACACTTCCCTTGTTTGGTCTGCAGTACATAGTCTTGGCTCGCGTCAATTCATGCAAATGCTTGCCGTAGTAGGCGCTGGTCCCATTGAAGAATTTGGATATGGGCGCACTGCCTTTGGGCAAACGCCATTAAGGGACATTCCGGCCCAACGTTTTTGGCTCTATGCACAGCCGGAAGGGGGGCGACTTGCCTTTGTCCACAATCGGTATCCAGAGCCGCTTAATACAGACGATCCGTCCAGGGAGGGCATTGTCTCTACAGATGCAGTGTACAAGGCCAACACGTCTGGTCTTCAAAGGCCCGAAGGCTTCAGTCAGGCATTTTCTCCTACTACCGCCACTTCCTTGGGCGTGTATGACGTTGTACCAATCAAGGTGCAAGTTGAGGATAGGAATGATGAAGGGAAAGAAGAACGCGATCAACTTGGCATCAATCTCACTGGAAGAGGAAGTTATTGGCCTGACGCCTGGCCTGCAGTGGGAGTGCGTCCTGCATTGCCTGTCAATAGTGAACTCACTATTATTTTTAGAGAGGATGATGGAAAAAGTGTAAATGAGGATGTGGAAAGAGCTGCTGTTGATTTACGCAGTTCATATATCACTGTTTTTGATTCTTCTAGTTTGTACAAGCTTGGCGCAGCCAAGCTGAAGATGATTTCTAGCAATATCAACAATGGAAGCGACGTAGAGGGACAGTTTACCTTTAGATGCGTAGAGGCTGGCGTGCTGTGTGAAGAAGATTATGGCACTCTTAATTACCAGCAAAATGGAGAAGAGCTTAGGGCAAGGAAAAGGGAACTAGAAGCCCTTATTGCTCAATTAAATATAGAAAAAGGCATAGCTTTTGGAGAAAAAATTAGTGGCGCAACTGCCAATCAGATCGATCAATACGCCACACGCCTAGAGCAATTAGATGAAAACATTTTAAGAGCATCTGCCATCAGAAAGGGAGATATCTCCTCGAGGGACTTTAGAGACCTGCTCGATGAAACTGGAGCATTTGCAAGTGCAAACGCTCAAATCAATGCATGGGAAGAGGATATTAGAGAACGAAATAGGATTATTGATGCACGAAGAGATGAACTAGACGATATCAACGCTTCAATTCAAGATATCTTGGAAGAGCGTCCTTTTACGGACAGTCAGAGGGAAAGGATTCGCAGGCTAAAGGAAAGACGTGGAGATAAAAAGCAGGCTATTCGCGACCAAACTACTGCAAAGAAAGAAAGCCGCAAAAACATTAACGATCTCGTCCGGAGGCTTATGCCTCAGGCAATCTTGGAGGGCTTGTTTGATAATTCGCCAACCACTAACTTGCGCGATGAATTACGTGCCATGCGCAGAGAGCGTCGTCAAATTAGACGCGCAATTGATGAGCTGATCAGAAATCAGCGAGACATTCCAGCAGAAACTGCTGCTCAACAGGACTGGCAGCGTCGATACGACGAAGCTCAGCGAGAGCTAAAGGAAACAGAGGCTGAACTAAAAAATACAGATAATTGGAACGATTATTTCAATACAAAATGCATCGCAAAGATTGATGAAATTAGCTACGAAGCAACTACAAAATGCGACATCGTGAACTTTTGCTTTAAGAGCAAAATCTTTCAACGCATTCAAGGAAGGCAAAGTAAATACGCTGAAACAGACATGCAGGGTCACAAGGATAGTGATAATGGCGTGCGTAATCGCACGTCAATGTTCTGGATGCTCTACAAGAAACCAGAAGATACTCGCTACACGAGGGCTAAATATGTGTTAGCCATTCGCAATGGAAAAGAAGTCGATATCTATACGCATCTTCGCTTTATTGCTGCATCGAAAGACAAGTGGCAGTTTAAATTTGAGCCCATTGTGGATCTTTCTGCTGAGCTACGCACTCATAATGATGGGCAGCAAATCAACATGATCTATCTTCGTACGTTTGGCTATGGATTAAATGATGAGCAAAATAGCGTAAGTCTTGATGGTGGCCATCGCTTGGTTTTCCGTGGCAAAATTCGTCAGACCGTTCGTTTGCGTCCGCGTCTTAATCGCACGCCAAAATTTGTCGATGAATGGGGGCTTTTCTCTTTGCGTTCTGATACGCAAATCGCTTTCTCTTTTGATAGTGGAGCAGAGAATGCTTTAGTTGCAGTGACGGAGCAGCAGCTTGAAGCATTTTCGCCAAGCCTTTACCAAGACTTAGTAATGCTTGGTTTAAATATTTATAGCGGACAAGGAGTACAGGATTTACGCTCACTTAGTGCATGGGTGACGAAAGGAAAGAAAGTGAGAAAACTTAGTGATAATGGCGCATATTCTTCTAGCTTGGTTTCGTCAACAAGCTACGCTCCTGAAA